CCGCAACTCTCCCTAAAAGGACCTTCAATGAAAGTCTTCCGGGAGTTTGGGGAGAAGCCGCAAAGCTTCAATAACCCAAGACGCGCCCAGCTACGTTCGTGGGAACGATAATATCGTCTCCATAAACGAGGAAGTCAACTCCGGAGGAGCCTGCGCCACAAGCGTGGCATAGGGATGCAAAGATGAGTGTTTCAAGCTCAAATGTGTATCCATTTCCCATGGAAGAAAACTTCTCAAGATGCACCCATTTTCCTTCGACGTAAGTCAAAGGGGAACGAAGCGCATCGAGTAGCGCGAACCAATTCTCTGGCAAAAGCCAGCGGACTAGTTCGTAGGCGACAGTGTCGCTAGCACTGGAAAGGTCTATGGTAGCAAGACTCCCATCTCGGGAGGCCTTGCAGGCCCAAGACCTGTGCTTTTCTTGACCATACAAAAGATCTAATCCGGCATTGAACAGACGACTTTTCAGTCGCTGACCGAGGCCGAGCTGGAAATAAACATTGAGCGAAGGCTCAATACAAATCCCGCGATCTTTTGTAGCGTCCTTGGGAACCGTCGTAAAACGATTCCCGCGGACGATTTCGGTAGAAGAGCTTCCAGAAGCCAATAATGCGCGGTCCCAAGCGGAACCGACAAGCAACTGACGGAAGTCAGAAGCCGCAGAAGTTGACTGCAAACGAGATGACATTTTGTCAGGGATCGTCGTGAGACGCCCCCGGTCACCATAAGTCGCGCCCGGCCCGAACCTGCCCTCCAACGAAGTTGGAACAGGACCAAGGACGGATCTAATCCAGTCTCGCGCGGGCTCTAAAAGAGCCATTAACGCGAGCTCTGACGGTCCGAGAGGACCGTTGTTACAGAGTCTGGAAAAGACCGCATTGGTACTTGAGCAAATCCGCTCAGAAGACCAAAACCCATTAAGGGCTTCGGCCTTTCGGTCGAATCCGTCTATCGGGAGACGACACTTGCGCAGAAATTCTGCACAAGCGTAATCTCTTGAAAAGACATAGGGATCCGAGTACAGGGAAGGATCGACTCTCGAGGAGATCACCCCAGCCCAATCACCTGATCTTGCTTTACAGGCAAGTTCAAGTGAAAAGGGCGACCCAACGTCCTGACACAAAGTCAGGAACACCTTCGTAGTTCCACTACAGAAAGCTGTCGTCATCATGACTCCTTTACGACCTGATTAGGTCGGAGAGATTTGTGTCTTGAAGACGGAGGCCATCAACGTGTCGGCAAAAGTCGACAAGAAGTAGGCCACAGCATCGTCAGTGGCAGACGATTGGACGGTCTGGGGGATCACAGCTTGTGCTTCAAAGAGGCTTTGGCCGTCTGCAACGTAGTTGAAGTTGGCGTCAACGACGTAATGAGGCACAACGACCTTGAGGTCGATGCGGCGAACATTTTTGTTCGCCTTACCACTCCCGAACTTGCTGTAGCGAGAAGTGACCTCGACCGTAGGACGGAAAGCTGGCGGGGGACCCGACAGCTCTACGCGCCAACGGGCGGGGACACCATCACCAGCAGAAGCTGAGAGGGCGGAGGCTGCGACAGTGGTTCCTGCGTTGTTTTTCAACGACAGATTAGCCATATTAGGCATGGAAAGTCCTTAAGGTTGGTGGAAGAGTTCGAGTTACTTAAAGTAACTCAGTTCTTGCATCAGGAGAGATCCTGATGTGACCGCTAACCAGACTGTGGGATCTGGTATACGGAACCGGTCGAAAAGACCGGGGCGTGGTGGGAATTTGCTCTCACGATGATAAGCGAACGAACGAGAAGTGTTTTGAGACGTAATAGTAATATTACGACCCCAATCCATTTCCCCCCATTCGCGAATCAAGTCAGACTTCAACCCCCAAGAAGTGCTTGGTTCCAAAAGCGAACAACCGTAGTCGTTCGTATAACTTTGAGCATACTTTGAAACTGGAATAAACCAGTCAACAACGAAGCTAAAAGGTATAAGGTCCCAAGCAAGCAAAGCAGGGTTCACAAAACCCAGCTGATTTGCCAAGAGTAAGTTCGGGTTCGTAGGAACCACTCTGGCGGAAGCAGACACCTTGAGGTGCGAGCTCCCATACTCACGAGAATCACCTTGTCCAGGTAACATGCCAAAAGGCTTGTCAATAGGCTTAGATGACTCGTGAACGCCTCGAACGCGCTCTGTGTCGAATTCTCTCTCGAGAACATCGATAGACTTCTTGATGTCGTTAACAATGGGTTTCCACCCAAATTGAAACTCCAACCAGA